AGCAGTATTGCCGTTAATATTTTGTAAGTCCTTTCCCCTGCTTTCATTGATTAACTCAACTTCTTCAGGGGAAAGTCTTATTCTTGTTCCTGCCAAAATTTACTTTTTAGCAACATCAGCAATTCCTTGTCCAACTATAAGAACTAAGATTGCGTGATACAATTCTGTAGCTGTAGCAGTATCAACTCCTAAGAATGTTACAATAGCAGGAACTACTACAGAACCAATTGCGTACCAAAACTTCTTAGATTTTAACATCTGTCCGATAAGGTACTTTTCTAAAAACTTTTTCATAATTATTTATTTTTGATTATTAAATTAATGTTTTCGCCGCCTAAATTAAGTATTTCTTTGATTACTAAGTCCATAGCCAAGCGTGAGTTTTCAACAATGTCTTGTTCACGACCATTCCCTACTAGAATACAACCGCTTGTATCTTTAGCTGTATTCCCTCTATGAAATAAGATATAACTTCTATTAGGAACATCTTGTACTAATAAGTGTAAGTAATCCCTAGTCGCACTTTCTCTTGCTAGTCTAAGTCTTACTTTGTATTGACCTTCAGGAATACAGCTTATGTTTCTTTGATTATCTAACCAAGGGTTTTCTAATGTATCACAAAAGATTTCACCATTGATAAACAACTTGCCGATAGTTGATTTATCTGTAAAGGTATCTCTTATGATTAAAAGATTAACGCCCTTGACCTCTGTAGGTTTGTTTGTAAGCATTTTGTCCTTTTGAAGCGTTTTTAGAATGAACTCCTTTACGCTTTTTCCTATTACTTTTAATATCAGTAGCACTAATCTTTCTTGCCATCTCTTTGCTTTTTGTGATACCACCATTTGTCTGCTGTATATATGATTGAAATTACTAATAAAAGTATCTTCAAGAATGTTTCTAAATTGGTAAATGTCGTAACGCTAAGAATTGTTGCGTTTACTCCCACTACTTCTCCTACGTCCTGTATTGCTTTTCTTATCGGCATTGTTTAAGTATGATTTTAGTTTTGTTATGTTTTTTAGTTTTGGCTTGTAATGTTTCTTCATTCTAATCTAAAAAGTTTCTGATAGTAAGTTTCGTTCCTTGTTGTTTTGGTCTTTCAAGGTTCATTCCATTATAGTAAGCATTTTGGTCAGGGTTTACATCAGCACCACTATTTGTAGAATATTCAGGAAAGCTAGAAGTATTATTACAAACATAATCTATCATTCTTTCTGTATAGTATTCAGCTGTATTTCTCACTTCTTCTCTTAGGTGTTGAGCTTCTTCTGTGCTTAAAGCTGCTCCTGTTTCTGAAGTCTTAGAGTAAATATTTCCGTTCTCAATTTTAAATCGTAAAAAAGGAATAGCGTGATAAAAAGCCCAATTAGGAAGCATATCACCAATGTAGTCATCAACTAAAGTCTTGTAAGCTCCTGTTAAAGTCCCTGCTGTTATCTCTGCTTTTAATTTATCTGTTAAATCAGTTCCTAACTTAGTTTCAACATAGAGCTTCTGTGCTTGTCTTACATAAGGAAGTAATAGCTCAACATCAACATTTAAATTGATTGCTGTAGAGTCCTTTAGTTTTGCTTCTGATATAAATAGTACATATGCCATAATTATCTTGCGTTTATATATCCGTTATTTTTCATTTTTCTAGGTGGTGTTGCTACCAACTTATCGTTCTTCTTAGCAGTAAATCCTTCTGACCTCGCTTTAGTGTAGCCAATCATATCAGCGTCTTCTATTTTAGTTGTCTTACTTTCTCCTATAACTGTCTTGTAAATTCTTCTACTCCAAAAGTGAAAACATTGAGGACCTCCTTTGAATTTCCAAATTGAGTATGTTGCTGCTCCTCCTTTACCAAAACCGGGATTAACTGCTTTTTCTCCCATATTAATGATGTCCTCCTTCCTATAAAGCTTTTTTGCCGCTTCCATTTTTCTGCAAAAATCTCTTTTACTTCCTGACTTATTAGTTAAGAAATTATCATTAGCGTAAACATATCTTACTCTAAAATAATCACCACTCTTTTTAGATAGTCCGTCTTGCTCTGACTTACGACTTGGTATTGCTCTACCTGTTGAAGCTAATTGAACCTTTTCCTCCATTAATTCGTTTAATACTGTTTCATAGTCAAAGTCTTGATGTTCTCCATCTACTACTTCTTCTTCTATTAACTCCCATTCTTCAGGAATATCTTCTCCAAATTCTTCAATAAATTTATCAAGTTCTGTCTTTTCACTTGCAAAGTCATCTCTAACTTCTACATCTGCTAAAGGCTTTAATCCAACTTCTTCCCTTATTTCGTCTTCAGTCATTACTCCTTTCAAGTCCTCTGAAGTAAATTCTACTGTAATAGGTTTTAACTGAACAAACTGAACAGGTAAGTCCATATTGTTTACTGAGAATATAGTCTGTAAAGTATTTAAGATATGTAATTGAAATGGCTTTACTACAGTATTAAGATAGAAATTTCCTGCTGCATTAAGTTCATCTACATTAGAGCCAAGCCCTGTATCAGATTTAATTCCCATAAGCATAGGAGAAGTCACTCTATGTCCTGTAAGTATGTTTTGAACTAATAGCTCTTGTAGTGCTAGGTATTGCTTATCGGCATCAGAAACGCTTATAGGAGTTATTTCAGGTGTTCTAGTCTTATCGTCTGAGAATGTTAAAATAAACTTCCCTGAGTTAGAAGCTCCTGTAAATTTATCTACTAAACTTTGTTCTATCTGTCTTCTTTCCTCTTGCGTAGGAATACCATTAGCAAAAGAAACAAAATAGCTCCCACTAAATCCATTCTCTATATTATTTAAATGAAACTCTGCTACCTTTTGGTCTACTAAGCACCAATTGTTTGCTGCTAGGTAATCAGGTGTATGGTAGCAATCCATATTAGGACTGTATGCACCTGTGTAAAGTAATTGACTTCCTGAAGTCCTATCGTTCACATTAAAAGCATTAATAGGATAAGGTTTATTTGACCTAGTGTTTGACCAATCAGCACTTATATAGTAACAGTCTATCTTACCCATCTCATTTGGTCTTCCTGCCCTTACACGTTCTACAGGCACGTGATACACCTCAGCTATTTCTGTGCGTTCTCTGTTCCAAACAATGTGTAAAGCGTAAGCTCCTTGAAGTTTAAAATCAAAAGCTACCTTTTTAATTACTTGGTGCAAACTTTCGTTAGAATTAGCGTGTCTTAAAAACTTCTTTAGTTTAACATACGACTCTAAATTAGTATCTTCTTCTTCAGCTATTAAGTCTTCACCTGCTATCATTTCAGCAGTAGCGTTAATAATTGCAGCGTGTGTTGAACTGTTGTAGTATAAGTCAATTAAAAACTGCGGGTAGAGGTTTCTCCAATCTTCCGTTCCATACTCTATGTAGTCCCTTCCTCTTACTTCCTGTACTATTGGAGCTGTTGATGTTTCTAAATTAATGCTTAAAATTGTATCTTTCATATTTATAAAGTTGATAATCTATTGTTTACATTAGTTGTAAGTGCTGTACTTTCAGAACTAAAAATTGCTATTTCATACATAGTACCATCAAAAGCATTTAAGTCAGTACTCCTAACTCCTATTGCGTCTATGTCCAATGTACCTGATAATGTAACTGATACACTTTGGTCTACTCCATTATGCCACAAGCCCATATTATTTGAAGCATCTCTAGTTACTACTATGTACCCATCACCCCAAGTACCTGAAGCTAGAGTTAAATCTGCTACATCTGTTATACTTGCTTTAACTCTTAAATTGTTTGAAGATGTTATTTTTAACATTTCGTTAGTAGTAGTATTGTCTGCTATTAACACTTTTCCTGTTGCGTCAATCTTACATTTTATGCCAATAGTAAATGCTCCTGATAAACTCATTTGAACAGTTGTTTGTAAATTATCACCAATTCCGTCAAATATGATACCTGCATAAGGACCGGGGAAGTTAAACGGCTGTTCACTTACAGTTGCTTGTACCATATCGTGATTATTAGCACTATCATTCCAAGCACTAACAAGACTTGTAGCAGGGTCAAAAGTAATATCGGTGTCGTATTGATACCAAGCAACAACTGAACCTTCAGAGTCAGGAGTCCAACCTCCTGAAGAAGATTTCAAATTATTTAAACTTAATCCTAATTTAAGTGCTAACATATCTTATGTAGTTACTCCCTCGTGATAACCTATACCAATTCCACTAGTTAAAGTAATTGCAGTTACATTCATAAACAAAGTCGTTCCCGCAGGTAAAGTAGTTACTAAAGCACTTTCTCCTGTAGCGTCAGCTGCTGTTATTGAAGCTACTACACTTTCAACAGGGAAGTAAATACAATACCAATCTTTTGAAGTCTGTGCTACTGTTGTAAATACTTCTGTACTACCATTTTTACCTAGTTGCTCAGTTAATAATTGTTGTACGTTTTCTATCATTTTGTTTTATTTTATTGTCCGTAATATATATAATTTGTTCCACTCGGCTCTTGCCTTTGAGTGTATTGAACTTGTTCTGTTCCGTTCCTTTCTGCTAGATACATTTTACCCTTTGTCACTAATCCTTGCACTATTCCTTTAGCTCCTGAAGGTGGAGTTAAAACATCATCTTCAGTTGCAGGTGCATTACCTGAACTAACAGTTACTGTTCCTGTCCAAGAAACTTCGTAAACTTCATATTTCCAATAACCTGCGGGAAATAGTTTTGTTTTACCTGTATAAATGTCAGGAGTAATATTGTAAAGAATAGATATATCTGTAAACCTATCTTTAATAGTTTCAGAAAAACCGTAAGCATAATGAACTGACTTATCTAAGTCGTTTGTAAATTTTACTAAGTGTCTTATCTGAGTAGAAGCTACAGAAGTATCTATACGATTATCCTCAGTTTGAACATATATATCAAATGATGTTTCTGTTATTGCTTGTATCATAGTTAGTTTGTCTGTTATATAATAGAAATAAGCTGAATTTATTTGTATTCAGTTAGTAATAAAAAGAAAAAGGTGAGCCTAAGCCCACCCTAATCAAGAAATATATAAGAAAACTACTAAGATGTAACTATTGTTCCCATTGTAAATGCTGCATTGTCAAATGGGTCTGTAGTGTAATCTGCAACCATTGGGAACGGCTCTGCCTCCATTCCGTCAAAGGTAAGAGTGTACCCGTTTTTATCTCCCCAAGCAGCACCTGTGTCCATAGTACCTGCATTTAATTCCATTCCATTAACTCTACCTAGACAAATGATAACATCATTTCCACTAGCTAGTTGTTGATTTAATTGAGCAAAGATAACTACTTTTGTAGCACCTAGCAATTTAATCTGATTTTGGTCTTCTTTTGTAAGTCTGTTGAATAATACCTGAGCTGTTGGAGTGTAGTAAATTGTTCCGTTATCTCTACTTCCAACAATTGTATCTGTAACAGAAGCTACACCTAAAGGCATAGCATATCTGTAAAGAACATTAGTTCCCATTTCAATATCAGTAACTTCTCCTGAAGCTTCAACAATTCCTGTTCCGTCTATTGGTGCTGTAAATTGGTCGTAAACTCCGAAATAAATAAATTTCACGCCCCCCGAGATGCGATTGCAATCGAGTCCCCTACCTTTTGTTAGTGCTGTACAAGCCATTTTATTTGTTTTTTTTAGGTTAAGGGAGGAAGGGTTTTACCCCCTCCTTCCGTATTATTTATTTTATTATGATTGGTGAACGATATCAGCTCCGATACCTAACTGAACACCTCCTGAGTAACGAGCAACTAATCTCATATTGTCAGAACCGTCAAGAGCAGCCATATCCATCAAAGTAATTCTTGTTGCGTCTGAAAGTAAGTCAGTTCCAAAGAATAAGTTAGATTTTTCTGCTGCTACTAATTGGTCATTTGGCATTCCGTTACAAACTGCGATTTTGTACCCTTCAAATACAGGAACATAATCTCCATTCATATTGTAAGCATTAACATATCCTAAAGTAGATACTGCTGAAATGTATATAGCGTAAGTCTTAGGAGACATATAGATATGTAAGTCATCTTTTCTTAATACAGCAGAAATATCAGTTGCCATATCAGCTGTTAAAGTTTGTAAGTTAGCAATAATGTTAGCTGCTGTGTAAGCACCTGAAGCTGTTGAAGTGTTTACTGTACCATCTACTGCAAATGCTCCTGTAGTAGCTGTTAAGAAACCTTCAAATTGTCCTCCTGTTGCTGCTGCTCCTGACCATACTGAAGCTTCAACTCCATTAGCGATAATTTCTCCCATATAAGAGATAACATAGTCATCAAAACTTGCAGGTGGTGGTGCTCCTGCTCCTGCTTTCATTTGTAACGCTTCCCAACTGTCAAGTAAAGTAGCCTTGCAAAGGTCAAGGTTAATTTGTAGGTTTTTTGGAGTAAGTACGTTTTCTGTCAAAGCGAGAGTACCTGCGTCAGTAAAGTCGCAAGTAGCGTCTGCTACTAAAGATGAACCTGCCATTTTTTGGATGTTAGACTTATACTTGATGTTTTCAATCAAAGTTAAGTAGTCTAGTGAGTTTGCTTGGTTTAAAGCTGCTGAGATGTAAAATCCTGCTGCCTTTCCTGCATAGTTGCTTGTCGTAGTGAAAGCCATAATTTTTGTATTTTATTTATTAATTATTATTTATTTAAATCGTGTAAGAATTTTTCTCTTTTAGATAACTTAGCGTAGTCTTTTCTAGCCATTGGTTTTCTTTCTGAACTGAATTTATTAGTATCTAAAGGTGCTGATGCAGGTTGTGCTGCTAACTCAGCTTTTAGTTTATCGTTTTCAGCTTTTAATTCTTCAATTGAAAATTCAACTACTTCTGTAGTTTTAATAGACTTAGGAGTTGTTCCTCTTTCTTCAACTTCCTCAGCTAATTCTTCTACTTCTTCTTCAGTATCTTTTTCTTCTCCTTTTAAGTCTGCTATTGCGTCCTCTAGGTTTTTAATTCTTTTCTCCATACCTTCCCAATCAGCTACATCTGCTTCTTCAGCTAATTCTTCAGTAA